GTACGGTCTGGGTTTTGCTTTGACGAAAGTCTTGGTGGAAGACGGCGACCACATCCGTATCGGTCAAGTGTATGCCCGCCATCTGGCCCAGTCTCTGGTGGAAACCAAAGAACTGTTGTCGGCCAACGTGCTGAACACCGCATTCAACAGCGCTTACCCCGGTGGCGATGGTGTGTCTTTGATCAACACCGCTCACCCAATCGTCAATGGCACCTTCAGCAACCAGTTGGCTACCGCCGCTGTGCTGTCGCAGACCTCCTTGGAACAGATGCTGATCCAAGTTCGTCAAGCTGTGGACAACAACGGCAAGAAAATTCGTCTGGTGCCACGTCAATTGATCGTGGCCCCCGGCAACATTTTCCAAGCCGAAGTGCTGCTGAAGTCGGTTCTGCGTACCGGCAACGCCAACAACGACATCAACCCGGTGAAATCGATCGGTTTGCTGGACGAAGGCGCTGCCGTTATCAGCCGCTTGACCTCCGCTACTGCATGGTGGGTTCAGACAGACGCACCCGAGGGCTTCAAGCTCTTGATGCGCCGCCGTCTGGAGAAGACCATGGAAGGTGACTTCGAGACTGACTCCATGCGCTACAAGGCGACGGAGCGTTACGACGTTGGCTTCACTGATCCACGCTGCGCTTACGGTACGCCCGGTATCTAAGCCAAGCAAGGGGGTGGAGTCGGACTCCACTCCCTTTTTTTAAACATCGGTCAAACTTTTCAAGGAGCAGACCATGCCTCAATTTTCTGACGACCTATTCCTCGGCCCAGCCCAAACTTACATGGGCACCGGCCAACAACAAACCGAAGGCACTTTTGCCGGTTCGGTTTCCGGCACCACCATGACCATCACGCAATTGCTGTCCGGCGATCCGCTGGTTCTTGGTCAATACGTTGGCGGCACCGGCATCACCGCAGGTTCTTACATCACCGCATTCGCCACTGGCGCAGGCGGCGTGGGCACCTACACCCTCAGCGCTTCGTCTTCGGCCACTGGCGCAATCACCATCACCTCTTCCGGTGACGGCGGCTACGGCGACCCATCCCCCATGGATTTGGGTATCGGCCCATTGGGTCGCGTATACGTCTGGGACTGCGTGCCACAAACCCTGCAAGCTGCCAACATCGCCGCTTCGCAGACACCTGCTGCTGCTGGTGCATTGACGCTGACCGCAGGCACCTCCGCCAAGTCTGTTGTTCGTGCGGACGGCACCACCGTGATCCAGTTGAACACGCCTCGCGCAGTGTCCATCACACTGGTTACTGGCGGCGCTGCTCGCGCTTACACCGTGGCCGGTTACGACTACTACGGCCAGCCCATGACTGAAGTGATTACTTCGGTTGCTGCTGCTACGACCCCCGGCAAGAAAGCCTTCTACCAAATCGCTTCGGTGGCTGGTGCAGGCGGCGGCTCCACTACAGCCCTCACCGTTGGTACTACTGACGTGTTTGGCCTGCCCGTGCGCTGCATTGACGCTGGATACGTGGTCAAAGTGGGCTGGAACAACACCCTGCTGCAAAATGCTGGTGTTTTTACCCCTGCCGACACCGCTACCGCAACCAGCTCAACTGGCGACGTTCGCGGCACGTTTGCACCCACCACGGCATCTGACGGCACCAAGCGTTTGGTTATGACCATCGCCCTGCCCGGTATTGCTGTCGGCCCCAATGCAACTCGCACTGGCGCACTTGGCGTAACTCAAGCCTAATAGGAGGACATAATGTCTCAATTCAAACCTATGGTCAAAATGATGACCGACGAGCCTTCGGTAATCCTGAAGCTCAAAAAAGGCGGCGGCGTCAAGCACAAGGCTGTGGGCGGATTCATGCCTATGGCCGCTTCCCAGCCTGCTCCTATGGGTATGCCTGCACGCGGTGGCATGGCCCCTGCTGCGGCCCCTATGCGCCCCTCCATGGCAGCTCGTCGCGCAGCGATGAACCCCAACATGATGAAGAAGGGTGGCAAGGCCGAGAGCAAGCACGAGAAGCACGAAGAGCACGAAATCCACAAGCTGGAAAAAGAACTCAAGCACCACGAGCATGAGAAAGATTCCAAGCACGGTGGCAAGGCTCACGCCAAGCACGGCGGCAAGATTCACCACAAGGCTTCTGGTGGTGCTATTGACCGCGCCGAGACCAAGACCACCATCGAAAAAGGTGCGAAGAAATTCGAGAACACCAAGGTCGATGACGGTCAGCATCACGACAAGCACCACGGCACCAAAGGCATCAAAGATGGCGCACCCGCTGGCTACAAGCACGGCGGTCATGCCAAGAAGATGCACAAGTTCGCCACTGGCGGCGCGATCCCTGCTGACACTGACGAAAAGGTCAACAAAGGCAAGATCAAGATGAAGGGCACCATCGAAGGCAATGAGCACGACTACGTGAACACCGAGATGCACGAAGCCAAGCGCGACCGCGCCCACGGCACCAAAGGCATCAAGGAGTCCAACGCAGGCGGCTTTAAGCACGGTGGTCACGCCAAGCACCATGAGCACCATGAGCACAAGATGCATCACAAGGCTCACGGCGGCAAGGTGCCCGGCATTGGTCGCGCCATTGAGCATGATGGCGACTGGGAGAACCGTCCTGCTGATACGGCCAAGGCTGGAAAAATGAATGGCACCACTGGTGGCGTTCGTGAGTCCAACGCTGGTGGTTTCAAGCATGGAGGCCACGCCGCAAAAAAGCACTACGCCACGGGCGGTAATGTCGTAGATGACGGCAAGGCAGTAAAAATGCCCCGTCACTTCGTCAGCCGTCCCGTGGCAAACAGCTTGCAATCCGGCACCTTCAAAAAAGGCGGTAAGGTTCACCATCACTCCAAGGGGGGCCTTGAGTTCTCTGATGAGGATGATCGCTCGAACATGACGCCCCAGATGGCGCAGGACGCAAAACTTCGCGCATTGCAAACCAAGCAATACAACAAGGATGCAAGTACGCCACCGACGCCAATGACGGAAAAACAGTCCATCCACTCGGGTGGCTACCGCAAAGGCGGCAAAGCCAAGTGCTAATCAAGTGGGGGCTTCGGCCCCTGCTTTTTAAGGAAAAATCATGGGAACTTACTCTTCCGCCACACGTCAAGGCGCATTCGAGCCTTTTGAACTTCAAGTGTCTCGCGGCCAAATTGCCGGTCACACCGCACTCAATATTTTTGGATTCAGCGCTACCGTTGGATCGTCTGCACTAGGCCCGGCATGGGAGGGTTTAACCCTGTCCGGTGGTGCTTATGCATACCCTTCTGTTGCCGCGCCTCTGGTGCTGGTAAGCGACTCCACCTCGGATACCTCGGCCTTGAGCGTGCAAATCCAAGGTTTGGACGCAAACTTCAACCCATTGGTGGAAACGATTGCGATGAATGGCACGACCAACGTGACCACCACCGGCTCTTTCCTGCGCATCAATTTGATGACCACCACCAACGGCCTGAACGTCGGCAACATCACAGCCAAGATCAGCTCGACCACCTATGCCAAGATTAACGCTGGCATCGGTCAGACCCAGATGTCGATCTACACGGTGCCCAAGGGCTACACGTTCTATCTGTCGTACATCCAAGCTGACGCAAGCATTGGCTTCACGTCCAGCAATTTCATGAAATACGTGGAATACAACAAGGACAATGTGACCGGTGAAGTCAACGTGTTGAACCAGACCACCTTCACGCAGTCTTTGAACATTCCATACACCTGCCCCATTCCTCACACTGAGAAAACCGACATCCAGTTTGAGATTGTTGCCAACAGTGGTAGCCCGTTCAGTTGCAACATTTATGCTGGCGGCATCCTCATCAAGAACCCAGACTAAGGAACCATCATGCCTTTGATCAAGTCCAAATCTGAAAAAGCCTTCAAGCACAACATCAAGGCGGAAGTGAAGGCCGGTAAGCCGGTCAAGCAAGCCGTTGCGATTGCGTACAGCGAGAAGCGTGCAGCCCACAAGGCTCATGGTGGCAACATTTCCACGCACCATGAAAACCACATGCACAAAGGTTGCTGGTAATGTCTGAGCGAGGTCTCTATGCAAACATTCATGCAAAGCAAAAGCGCATCGCTGAAGGCTCTGGTGAGAAAATGCGTAAGGCTGGTAGCAAAGGTGCGCCGACGGCTCAAGCTTTCAAGGAATCGGCCAAAACAGCCAAGCTGAAGGACGGTGGCCCCAGCCTTGCCGTGGGCCGAGGCGAGAAGCTATCGGTTGACAAGGGTGCTGGCCTGACCGCTAAGGGCCGCGCTAAGTACAATCGAGAGACTGGATCGCACCTCAAGGCACCGCAGCCCCAAGGCGGCTCTCGCAAGGACTCGTTTTGTGCTCGCA